AGCGGCACAGTAATCTTCAACCCACACCATACACCAATTAAAACGCAGAGGCAAAGAAGCTGTTAGGCCCGTTGAACGTTCTTCAACCCACACCATACACCAATTAAAACCCCGACCAATAATATACATAAAAACCTATAAATCAAGGGTGTAGAATAATTCAAAGAACTATAAAGCACAAAAAAAGTCGTCGGCCGGCAGTAGTGTAAAAAATGCCCGTCGCCGACGACTTAAAATTAGTGTATGGTGTTTTTCTTGCTTCACTGGCTGCCCAACGGCAATCCTCCACAAGCATTAGCCCTTTGTAGCGGCTTTGGCGGTTGATGGCCTATTTCTGCTGCTAATATACGCAATGCAACTCAATTTGTTATAAATAATACACCTTTTCTACTTAAAAACGTGCAATTTTCGCACGATGGCGAAAGTATTAGGCATAATAATACCGTTTTTAAGCCGGAATAGCCCCGAAAGACCGGGTACTAGCCTATCTAACCCTGCAAGCTGGCTAACTGCTCTATTTGGCGGCAGCAGCAAAGCAGGTGTTGACGTAAATGCTGATACAGCCATCACCGCAACCGCTTTTTGGCGGGCAATTTCCATCCTAGCGGAATCCATAGCCGGATTGCCTTTCGAGGTGCTTGTACAAGACGAAGAAGGCAACACACAAATCAATAATAGACACCCGCTATCATACCTCATCGACAGAGAGCCGAACCACCTGTATACCTCATTCACTTTTCGGCACACGATGATGGTTCACGCTTGCATGTTTGGCAACGCTTACGCAAAAATTCACTACGACAAGCGAACAAGCCGTCCGCGCAAGTTCACTATTCTGGATGCGCGGCACATGGATGTATTTGTAAGCGAAGAGGGCGAGATGATCTATATGTATAAGTACCAAAACACAAAGGAGACGCTTCGCCCGGATCAAGTAATACACATTCCGGGATTCTCTATGAATGGCATTGCAGGACTTAACACAATCGAAACCCACAAAGACAATCTAGGCACAGGATTAGCAGCAAGAGATTACGGCGCTAACTTTTTCAAGAACGGCGCACACCTCAACGGATACATCAAGTATCCTACACGGCTCAACCAAGAAGGCTTCGACCGGGTGAAGCGCGGGTGGAATGCCAACTACGGCGGAGCAGAAAACAGCGGAAAAACGGCAATCCTAGACCAAGGCAGCGAATTTGTGCCTTTGAATATGGGCCCGCAAGATGCAGGGCTTTTGCCTACTCAAAAATTCAATGTTGAAGATATTGCGCGTATAACGGGTGTGCCGATGCACATGCTGCAATCGCTAGACAAGGCAACCTTCAACAATATTGAGCAATTAAGCCTAGAGTTTGCAAAGTACACTATCCGGCCGTGGGTGAAGCGATGGGAGCAAGAATACAACCGCAAGGTATTCCGCGCGGATGAGAAGATGACACACCGCGTACGCCTGAACATGGATGCCTTTATGCGGGCCGATACTGAGGCACGGGCAGAATATTACAACAAAGCTATCCAAAACGGATGGATGAGCATTAACGAAGTAAGGAAAACCGAAAAGCTCAATCCGGTAGAAGGCGGCGATAAGCATTTTATCCAGTTGAATATGACAACGGTGGATAGTGTGCAGCCATCACCGACAAACAGCGAGGAAAATGCCGTATAGCGATTATCCAAAGGCGGCAAGTGAGCAGGCGCAACGGGCGCTGAATCATCGTGAAGAAAACGGCAGTGATTGCGGCACGCTGGTAGGCTGGGAACGTGCTAACCAGCTAGCTAGCCGTGAAACGATAAGCGAGGAAATAGTGAAGCGCACCTATAGTTTTTTGTCGCGCTCAAAGGTGTACGATCAAGGAGACTTCACAGACGCGGACGGCAAAGAGATATGCGGAAGCGTGATGTATGCGGCTTGGGGAGGTGATCCAATGCTGCGGTGGTGCGAAAAAATAGTAGCTAACCTTGAAGAAAGCGAAAGGGCTATGAATAAAGAAAACAATACATCTACCGATGTAACAGGAATTGAAAGCAGGCATATACAGTCTATTGCAGAGGATGAGAGTACTATGACTATCGTATTCCGAAAGCCAATGGACGAGGAAAGAAAGGACAAAGAAAAGTACCGGGCAGAGCCGGGCGAACTGTCAGTCGGTGATTTTGTAAGCTGGCGAAGCTCTGGCGGAAGAAGTCAAGGGCGTATCACAGAGATTGAAACTGACGGCAGCGTAATGGCTGATAGTGGTTTTGAGGTCAATGGCACAGAGGATGACCCGGCAGCGCTTATAAGCGTGTACGAACTAGACGAAGATGAGGGTCTTTTTGTGGAGCGTGACCCTATGCTGGTTGTTGCGCACCGATTCAGCGCACTTGAAAAAATGAACGCTAGCGAATTTCGCAGCACCGAAAAAACAAAAACCGTGGAATATAGATTCAAGCCAGCCGACAAGGTAACAGGCACAGCAAACGTCGAGCGTCGCACTTATGAAATGGAGTTGCGAATGGACGACAAAAGCGGCAAACCGCAGATTAGCGGCTACGCTGCTGTATACGACAGCGAAAGTGAGCTTTTTTACGGTAATTTCCGCGAAAAAATCGCCCGTGGTGCATTCGATAACGCAGATATGAGCGACGTCCGCGCCTTGTTCAACCACGATCCTAACTTCGTGCTAGGTCGAACGAAAAATAACACGCTGACGCTCGAATTAGACGAGCGCGGTTTGCGCTACACTATTACGCCACCCGATACGCAATTGGTGCGCGACTTGGTGATTGAGCCGATGAAGCGCGGCGATGTTTCACAGAGTTCTTTCGGTTTCACGCTGATGGACGACGAATGGGACGAAAGCGGCGAATACCCTATCCGCACGCTCACCCGTATTGGCGAAGTAATGGACGTAAGCCCGGTAACATTCCCGGCTTATACAGAAACAGAAGCCAGTGCGCGGAGCATTGAAAGGCGGACGGCAAACAAAGAAAAAGAAGAAAAGCGGGGCAAGGGCTTGGCAGAGTACAAGCTCCGTATTGCAGAACTGCCGGAAGGCAAATAACTAATTGAGAACAATATTAAAGCTATGAAAACTACAGAAGAGCTTTTGAATAGCCAAGCCTCCGTCAAGGAACTGGAAGACGGCCGCGCTTGGGTTCGGGAGCAGATGCGCGATATAGTGCGCAATGCAGAAAAGGAAGAGCGCTCACTCAGCGCTGAAGAGGACGAAAAGTTCAACAAGTTCGATGCGGACTACATCAAGCTGCAACGTAAGCTAGAAACGCAGGCGAAAGTCGAGCGTCTCAAGTCCGAAGAGCTTGAACAGCGGGCCGTCAATGGGCAGGCAGAAAACGCCACCCGGCACAAGTCACCAAAAGAAGCTGAGGAGCAGTACCGGAGCATCTTCGGTAAATACCTCCGCTACGGCGCAGGCGGGCTTACTACCCCTGAGCGCCAAATCTTGATGGAAAAGCGTGGAACTGACCCGCAAACCACTACGGACGCGCAAGGTGGATTCACTATCCCGCAAGGATTCAGCGACCAGTTGGAGGTTCAGATGAAGTATTACGGCGAAATGCTGAACGTGGCGCAACTGTTCAACACCTCAACGGGCAACCAAGTAGAATGGCCGACGGTGAATGACACGGGCGCCATTGGTTCTATCCTTACCGAATCCGCAGGCGCGGCTACCGTACAGGATATGACGTTCGCACAGAAGCTGCTTGATGCCTACACCTATACTACTGGTATTGTCAAGGTATCCGTACAGCTCGCGCAAGACAGCGCATTCAACCTCGAAAGCTTCATCTTGGATGCCTTCGCAGAGCGATTGGGCCGGATCATCAACCAACATGCAACCACTGGTACTGGCTCTGCACAGCCTAATGGCTTTGTTACTGCTGCCAGTACTGGTGTGACCGCTGCCGCGACTGATGCTATTACGCGGAATGAGTTGGTAGACCTGCTACACAGCGTTGATCGCAGCTACCGCGCAAACGGTATCTGGCAGTTCAACGACACCACGCTTGCAGCCATCAAGAAGCTCAGCTTTGGCTCTGCTGATGACCGCCCACTATGGCAGGAAGGCAGCATTGCAAACGATGTTCCTGCAACGCTTGAAGGCAAGCCTTACAGCGTGAACAATGACATGGCAGATTTGGGAGCAGCTAACAGCCCTATCGCGTTTGGCGATTTCTCAAAGTACGTCATTCGATTGGCAGGAGATACCGTTTTCGTGCGCATGGACGAGCGCTACATGGACGAGCTGAAAATCGGATTCATTGGATACCGCCGCATGGACGGTGAGCTTATCCA